AATGAAGGAGTCAAATCCTGAATGTTATTGGGACGCAAACGACTAAAGGAACGACTAAAGGAAACACTTTTATAAATAAAAGTGTACGTTCATCCCATCAGATAATGAGGCAGTGCTCTAAATGTTCTGAATATAAACCTTTATCTTCTTTCTACTCTCAAAAGAATAGAAATGGTTCAATCACATTGAAACAACAATGTAAAGAGTGTTATAACAATTCCCGCAAGAATAAGTATAACAGTGATAAAGAATTTAGAACTAAAAGAGCAAAACAAATTCAACAGTATAAAAGTGAAAGAGAATCATCTGATAGTGAATTCTATTTAAGAAAGCATCTATCAAGAAGAATTAGACAAACTTTGGTAAAACAGGGTGAATCTAAAATTCTCTTTAATCAATATGGTATTGATGTAAACTCAATATTGTTGAATATTGGAGAAAGACCTTCTCCAGATTATCATTTAGATCATATTCTTCCAGTTTCCGCCTTTGATTTTACAGACCCATTTCAAGTATGGGCTTGTAATCATAAAGATAATTTAAGGTGGTTGGATTCTAAAAAGAATATGGAAAAAAGTGATAAACATTCTCCAGAAGATCTTTTAAAGTATCTGCAAGAGATGAAATCTGAATGGGACGCAAGTAGAGCATAAGGGAACGGTACGTTCGGAAAGGAAATCATCTCAACCTTTCTGCGTTCTATGCTCCAAGGAACGGGGATTAAAAACCTCTATTACTTTAGGAGTAAAATCATGTCTACTATCACTTATCGTGGTGTTAAGTACAACCCAGAAGCATACAAAGCTGCTGTGTTGGCAGAGCAAACTGCAACTCGTAACCACAATCTCATGTATCGTGGTATCAAAATCGAACGCAAGTTTGCATCACAAAGTTGACGATTATCGCACTTAACTTTCCTGAGGGTTGCAAGACCCTCTTTTTTTATGCTATAATGGTATCGAAGTAATATAGTGTATGGAAAAAGAAAGGGTTAATTTGATTATTCGTAATTTGGAACTTCTTTTGGATTCTCTAAAGGCAGAAGTAAATTCTGATAGAGATGATAAGGTAGACTATAATCCATATAGTGAATATACTGAAGATTACGATGAAGTCTATGATGAGGAAAATGACTGAAACAAAAAAAGCAAAAGAACTGGTAAAATTGCTTGAGAGACTGATCGAGAAAGATTACCTCTACAGTGAAGAAAGCATCAGAGAAATGAAATCACAACTGCGTTCGGTAAAACAGCAGATTGTTGATATAGATAAAAAGAACTCAAAGGGATTTGGAAAATGAATGTAAAATTGATCAGTGTTACTCCTGATGCGGAGAAAACTATGGCCTATGTTGCGAGAGTGTCAAATCCGAAAAATCAGACCAATGAAAACTATGTCAAGTTGTTGGGTTATTGTATCAAGCACAATCACTGGAGTGTCTTTGAGCAGTCATTCATGACTCTTGAGATTGAGACCACAAGAGGACTTGCAGCTCAAATCTTGCGTCATCGGAGTTTTACATTTCAGGAGTTTTCTCAGAGATATGCAGACTCATCTTTGTTGAGTACAAATATTCCTCTTCCTGAACTTCGTCGTCAAGATACAAAAAATCGTCAGAATTCTATTGATGATATTGATAAATTTAAAGTTCAGAAGTATCAAATGTTGATGCAAGATTATTTTGCACAAGGTATGGATTTATATCAACAAATGCTTACCGATGGAATTGCAAAAGAATGTGCAAGATTTGTTCTTCCTTTAGCAACTCCTACCAGACTTTATATGAGTGGTTCTTGTCGTTCTTGGATTCATTATATTGCACTCCGAGAAAAATCAGGAACTCAAAAAGAACATATGGACATTGCCAAAGAATGTAAAAAAATCTTTGTAGAGCAGTTTCCAACTTGCGCCGAAGCACTTGGAGGTTTAGATGTGGACTGGGTATTGTAATGTTCTGAAAGATCTTCAGAATGGATCTAAATATTTTATATTGAGGTGAAAATTTTGGCAACATACCCAATTATTAATAAAGAAACTGGTGAACAGAAAGAAGTCGTTCTGAGTGTTCATGAATGGACAAAATGGTGTGATGATAATCCTGAATGGACACGAGATTGGTCAGATCCATCTACTGCACCTATGGCAACAGATGTTGGTGAATGGAGAGATAAATTGGTCGCAAAAAATCCTGGATGGAATGAAGTACTGAGCCGTGCTCAAAAAATGCCAGGTTCAAAAGTAAGTAAAATCTAATGGCAAGAAGAAAAAGAGCATCTGTAAATGATCAACCCATTGGAGTTGGTCTTTCAACAAAGCAGATGAAAAAAAAGAAACCACTAAGTTCTTCTTACTTAGTAGACATAGACCCACTTAATGAAAATCAAAAAAGACTGTTTGATTCTTATAAGGAAGGAAAGCATTTAGTCGCATATGGTTGTGCAGGGACAGGAAAGACCTTTATAACCCTCTTTAACGCACTTAAAGATGTGTTAGATGAGAATACTCCTTATGAGAGAATATACCTTGTGAGGTCTCTTGTAGCAACCAGAGAGATTGGTTTTCTTCCTGGTTCTCATGAAGATAAGGCAGACATCTACCAAATTCCATATAAGAATATGGTAAAGTATATGTTCCAGATGCCTTCTGATGCTGATTTTGAGATGTTATATGGAAATCTAAAATCACAAGAAACTATTAAATTCTGGAGTACATCATTTCTTCGTGGAACAACTCTTGATAATGCGATTGTGATTGTTGATGAATTTCAAAATTTGTCCGGGCACGAATTAGATTCTATTATTACTCGTGTTGGTGAAAATACAAGAATTTGTTTCTGTGGTGATGCTACCCAGTCTGACCTTACTAAAATGAGTGAAAGGAATGGTATTGTTGACTTTATGAACATCTTGCGTAAAATGCCATCATTTGATATGATTGAGTTTGGTATTGAGGACATTGTTCGATCATCTTTGGTTAAAGAATATCTTATTGCCAAAATAGAATTAGGACTTTAATTTTTGACTGGTTGGGAAGGCAATTTGACACAAAAACAAATTGCCAAAATGTATAATGTTAGGCAAGGGCACATAACTAAAATTAAAAATGGAAAAATGTGGTCTAATATCACAAAACATAATAATGTGCTATAATATGTACAAAGTGAGGTCTTAATGTTTAATCATGTAGATTTGAATCTCCCTCTCCTTGAGAGAGAGACTATTGATGGAGTCAGATACTATTCTGTTCCTGATGAAAAAGAACTCTTAAAATTAGTTTCTATCACTTCGGTGACCAGTCATTATAATAAAGAGATTTTTGTAAAATGGCGTAAGAAAGTTGGAGAGGAGGAAGCAAATCGAGTCACAAAGGCTGCAACACGTCGTGGTACTGATATGCACACTCTTACTGAGTGTCACCTAAAAAACATAGAGTTGCCAAAAGTTCCTCCTATTTCCGAGTTCTTATTTAAGATTTCTAAGGGAACTTTAAAGAACATTGATAATATTCATGCTCTGGAAGCTTCCCTATATAGTAAGCAGTTAGGTATTGCTGGAACCGTCGATTGTATTGCAGAATACGAGGGTGAATTAGCAATCATTGACTTTAAGACTTCAAAGAAACCTAAACCAAGAGATTGGATCGAAAACTATTTTGTGCAATGTGCGGCATATGGGTGTATGTTGTATGAAATGACTGGTATTCCGGTCAAAAAATTTGTAATTATCATGGCTTGTGAAAATGGAGAATGTGTCGTCTACGAAGAAAGAGACAAATCAAAGTACATCAAACTTCTTACCGAATACATTAGAAAGTTTGTTACAGATAAATTGGAACTCTATGGATCAGAATAAAGAGTTAGAGAAGGCAATAGCAAGTAAATTTCTAACACCATCTAAGTTTGCATTGGAAATTGAAAAGATTGTTGCCGAAGAAAAAATAAACTATATCGATGCCATTTGTCACTATTGTGAATTAAATGAACTTGATGTAGAATCAGTCACAAAACTTGTATCAAAACCACTGAAAGAAAAACTGAAGTGGGATGCTACGAGACTTAATTTTATGAAAGCGACTTCGAAAGCAAAACTGCCCTTATGAAAGTGACCCCGTTGAGCTTCGACCAGATACGGGGATTGACTTTTTGCCTAAAATGTGTTATCCTGTGGAGGGGTTAAGTGTGCCGGTCTGTGGTTATTCAGGCGCACTTGCCCTTTTTAATGTTTTGTGGTAATATATACTATACCACAGACCTATTATGAAATGT